ACAGATGGAAAAACAATGGCTTCATTAGCTAAGATATTGGCTCAAGATTTGAAAAATGAAAAAAGATTTGGAATGTTGACTTTTAATCAAATACAGGATTCTTTTTATCAAGGTGTTAGATTTGCAGATTTTGAACCCTTTTTAAATATTAGAACTTTTTACAGGTGGATAATATTGCATAAAAAAACTATCGATAATGCAACGTATCTTGTAGAAAATTTAAAACAAAAAAATGTAGCTTTTTATCAACCAAAATTAAAACTATTAAAATAATGGAAACACTAATAGCAGTAACAGTATTAATTGTCTTGCTTGTAGTTTTTATAGTACAACAAGATCAATGAAAGTTTTAGAATTATTTGCAGGGAGCAGAAGCTTTAGCAAGGTAGCTGAAGAACTAGGACATGAAACATTTGCAGTCGACAAAGAAGATTTTAAAAATATAGATTATATTATAGACATTCTAAATTTTGATATAGATAAAATTCCTTTTAAGCCTGATGTTATTTGGGCAAGTCCTCCTTGCACATATTTTAGTGTAGCAAGTATTGGTCATCATTGGAATAAAGACCATACACCAAAAACAAAAGAAGCTATATTAGGGTGTCAAATAGTTATAAAGACCTTAAAAATTATAGATTACTTTCAGCCTGATTATTTTTTTATTGAGAACCCTAGAGGGAAGTTAAGGAAGCTAAGTTTTATGAAAAAGCTGCCAAGAGCAACAGTAACTTATTGTCAGTATGGTGATGACAGAATGAAACCAACTGACATATGGACTAATCATTTATATAGTCCTTTATTTTCAAATGGTTGGAATCCAAAACCAATATGTAAAAATGGAGATTCATGTCATGTTTCAGCCCCAAGAGGTTCACAAACAGGAACACAGGGATTAAAAGGAAACTATGAAAGAAGTAAAATACCTTATAAATTATGTAAAGAAATATTATTATCATTATGAAAACAAAAGAAATTGTAAAAAACTTATTAGAAAATAAACCTCACTTAAGAGACAGTGATCCCAAGCTAATATCTACTTATTGGTGGATGGAACTAAAAGACAAAAAAATAAATGTTAATGAGATTACAGGCTTTGAATTTATGCAAATGTTTGCTAATAGTAAATTGACAAATATTAAAACTATTGAACGTATGCGTAGAAAACTACAAGAAGAACATCCTGAATTAAGAGGTAAAATATATAATGCAAGAAAAGGAAAGATACAAGACCAATGGAAAAAAGAACTTGGTTATGGATTATAGAAAATTATATGAAAAAAATATTGGTGTTATACCTAAAAATTGGGAGGTACATCATATTGACTTTAATCATAAAAATAATAAATTAAATAATCTAATTGCAGTTCCTTCAATGGTTCATATGATAATACATCAAAGTGGATATATACCAAGAGATGAAATTGAAAATTTAATACAGATATATGAAGACAATAAGCAAACTTAAAAAAGAACTAGACAAATGGTTTAGCTTATATATACGATTGAGACATTCTACTAATGGATTAGCACAATGCTTTACCTGTGGAAAAGTAGATCATTATAAGAAATTACAGTGTGGTCATTTTCAGTCGAGAAGACATCACTCAACGAGATGGCATGAACAGAACTGCCAAGTGCAATGTGTCAAGTGCAATATGTTTGAGCAAGGCGAACAATGGAAATTTGGATTGAAATTAGATGCTAAATATGGATTAGGAATGTCAGAAGACTTAGAACATTTAGCAAGACAAACAGTAAAAAGAATAAGAGTAGAATATGAAAGTGATATAAGTTATTACAAAGCCTGTGTTAAAAACTTAAAAATCGAAAAAGGAATAGAATAAATATTTTTATAACTTTACGGCATGAAAAAGCCTATCTATGCTAATACAGAACATCAATTAGTTATTAGTGATTTTCTTACAATGAACAAAGAATTTGTGAGAGATGTAGCAAACAATGATAGGTGGCAAAATTATATTGAAGTCTTAAATGTTGTTATTGATTATCATAATAATTACAGCAAAGGAACACGTGAACACAACTATTGGGATTGGTTAATGATTCTACCAATTAATGTTTCTGTTTTAACTAATGGATTTTTAGCAGCTATTGAAACTAAAAGGAACAGGTCGGTTGTGAGGTCTTATAGAATAGTAATAAATGAACTTGTGCAAGATACTGTTAAAAGAATAGAAAAACTAGAACCAGTAAATGAATAAAATATATATTATAATATCAGAACTTAGTGAAACATTTACGGAAATGTGTTATGGTCTTACACAAAATAAACATGATATTGATAATGCAGTTCAGGAGCTGATGCTCTATTTTTTAACTATGAATCAAAAAACATTAAAAGAAATTTACGAAAAAGACGGAGAAAAAGGAATCATTCGTTACGGAGCGGTTGTTTTAAAAAGAGCATTAACTTCTCCGAGAAGTCCTTTTTATTATAAGTATAAAAAATACTACACACATATTAATAGCTATTATACAACTAATGATACTTTAAATTATAGTCTACAAAATATGCCTGAGAATACAGAACATAATTATAAGCAAGAAAAGCTAGAAAAAATCGATAAGGTTTTGGATGATATGTATTGGTACGACAGGAAGGTTTTTCAGTTATATTATTATGAAGGAAATACACTCGATTCACTCGCAGAAAAAACAGGTATTAGCAGGAATAGTTTATTTACAACTATTGACAAGGTTAGACAATTAATAAAAGAAGAAGTTGATGAATAAATTTTTTACAAGTCAAGAAGTGTATGAAGATAGACTTGCAATATGCAAGAAGTGTATATATTATTTTAAGTTAACAGGACAATGTAAAAGGTGTTTATGTTTTATGAAACTCAAAGCACGATTAGCACCAATGGAATGTCCTCAGAAGTATTGGGAAAAAACAACAACAATAGAAACACCTGATGATTTACCTCAAGAACTAATAGATGAAATATTAGATATGTGGAAAGATTTAAAAACAGGAAGAGCAAAAAATATAGAAGCAAAAAAGAGAATGATAGAAACATACAACACAATACACATGACTAATTACTCAACAACCACTAATTGTGGTTCTTGTATTAGCACGTGTTTTGATGGAATAAAAAAATTATATAAAAAATATAGCGAATGAGTTACTTAACACACTTAAAAAGAACAAAAATGCACCATGCTTCAAGATGGATTGTTAAATATGACAAAGAAGATTTGGTGCGTGAAGTTAAATTAATATTTGACCCTAATGAATACAGGAAAGGTTCAAGAGCAAGAAATATGCACACACAAAAAGGTTTAATTAAAATTTTAGAAAATGACAAAAGAAAAAGAAATACCTGAATACTATAAAGGGAAGAATGGTTACATGGCTAAAGATGTTGTAAGCAATTTTGACTTGACTTATAATATAGGAACAGCAGTAACATATCTATTAAGGTCAAAAAGAAAACATAATGATGGTGGCATAGATGATATTAGAAAAGCTATAAATCATTTACACTTTGAGTTGGATTTATTAATAAAAAGCGAAACAAGAACAGGTGCTTTATTAGCAGGTGGAAAGTTATGATAATCTATGTGTGTAATAAATGTTCTAATAAAAAGGAATTAAGCAAAGCCACGATCAAGATAATTGATGGGAAAGTTAGAACAGAACAAGCATATTGTGAAGGGTGTGAAGAATGGATGCAAGAATTAGAAAAGGACTTTAAAGGCTTTCCAAGTCTTATAAGAACAGAATCTACATTAAGCAAAAGAGGTGATAAACTTTGGGATTCAGCAAAAGAAAAACTATGTGGAGAACGTGGAATCAATGAATCATTTAAATAAATAAGAAACAAATCTATTATATATTATGAAACTAAAAATCAATGAAATAAAATCTAATGTCTCAAATCCAAGAATTATTAAAGGTCATAAGTTCAAAAAACTTGTTAAAAGTATTAAGGATTTTCCTGAGATGTTAGAATTAAGACCAATAGTTATTGATGAAAATAATGTAATCTTAGGAGGGAACATGAGACATAAGGC